AAAGAGCATTCAGTTGGTATTAACTTTATCCAACGTGATTATAGCCAAGAAGATGATGCCTACATCGTTAAAGAATGCAAGATGTGGGAAGGCTCAACAGTAACTTGGGGAGCAAATGAAATGGCTATAGGTGGTATGGCTAAAGGGTCTATCAAGAACCAAGTAGAAAAATACAAAGAACTTTCTAAAGCCTTCTATTCGGGTGATTATACCGATGAAACATTTAGGCTAATAGAAGCACAACTTAAACACATCGAACAATCGTTTAAAGATTCACTTCAAACCAAGAAGCCGGTTCAAGCCACTTTAAAGAATGAAGCCGAACTGATTGAAAATGTATTTAAACAATTCAACAATCAACTAAAAATCGAAAAGGAGTTCAAACAATGGACTTAGAAAAAACCTTATCAGAAGGGCTTGAATCGGTAAAAGGACACATGGATGTTCTTAAAGGCGATTTAGAAACCCGTTATGACAAACTTCAAGAGCAAGTAAGCCTTGCAGGCGAAGCTGATTCAGCTACCAAGTCTGAAATCAAAAACATCGAAGAATTAATTTCTAGCCAAAAAGATAGATTAGAAGCTATTGAAAAGTCTGCTAACAGATTAGGTTCTGGTAGCAAGCCTGCTAGTGTTAAAAACATTCTTCAAGAATCACTAGAAAGCAAAAATGTTCAAGAGCAAATGAATGCCTTCAAAGCAGGTAACATTTCTGGCTTTACTATGGACACTAAAGCAGTTATAACTGAAGCTGATGCTTATACTGGTGATGTAGTTCCTGCTGATTATGTTGCAGGTATGAAGTACGATGCCGAGCGTAAAACTCACGTGCGACAGTTCCTACCAAACGGTACAACTAATAGCGACAAAATTCGTTACATCAAAGAAAGCAACTTCACAGACAATACTGCTATTGTTGCTGAAGGTAATGCTTCTGGACAAAACGATTTTGACCTAACTGCAACTGATGCCGTTGTTGAAAAAATTGCGGCACACTTCCGTGTTTCTAAAGAAGCATTGAATGATACTGCAGGACTAGCTAGCCACATTTCACTACGTGGAATGGAAAAGTACATGAAAGAAGAAGATTCTTACTTGCTATATGATTCAACTTATGGCTTGACAGTAACTTCTACTGACTATACTTTAGACCAATATACTGGCGATGCTGATGCAACTGAGCATGATGTAATACTTGAAGCACTTAGACAAGTTGAAAACCGTAACTTCACACCATCTGCAATCATGATGTCAATAGGTCGATTCTATGACATGATTCGTAGAAAAGATGCTAACGGTAACTATGTATTCCCTAATGATGTTGTTTATGGAACTCGTGTACCAGTTGTACGTGGCGTTCCTATTATTGCTACTAATGCAATCAATGCAACTGATGGAAATGCTAATGACTTCCTAGTAGCTGACTTTGCTCAACTATGTACTTTATTTGACCGTGAGTCTATGCAAGTTCGTTTCTACGAGCAAGACCAAGACAATGTGGTTAAAGATTTAGTAACTGTACAAATTAGTGGTCGTTTAGCACTACCAACTTACTTGCCTAATGCAGGTGCGTTTGGTAACTTCACTACTGCAATACAGAACGCAGGTAATTCTTAAGATTACCCTAAGGATGTTTGGAACTTGGGCAGGTTCGATTCCTGCCCATCCTTCTTAATTAATTTTATTGCTATGTATAGATGTAGAAAAAACTTTAGGTACGGTAAACAACCGTACAAAATAGACCAACCTTTCAAAGCAGATAATGCTACAATGGCTGATATGCTTAAACGTGGTTTATTGTATGAAACTAAAGAAGATAAAAAAGCATACAATGCAACTGACAAAGTACACATAGAAAAAGATAAGAACACTAAGACTATGTACTATGTCAAGAAAGGCAACCAAATAATAGATAGACTACCAGAACCCAAAGCTATAAAATTAAAGGATGAGTTAAATGCTAAGAAGTAGTATTGTTTCACCAGATTACGGGCAAAATGGCGTTGTAACAGTTTCAACAGTAGCAACTGGTACAAATGCTTCAACTGATGTACTTAGCACGGCAAACGCAAAATCTTGGATGAAAGTAGAATCAAGTGATGAAGATACTTTAATAGCAAGCTTAGTAGCTGAAGTTATAGATGTAGTTGAAGAAACTTATTCTTTTCAACTAATAGAAAAAACTGTAACGGCTGAATGGGAAAGCTATGCTAAACGGGTTGACTTGCCTTTATTCCCTGCTCAGTCGGTGAGTTCTGTCAAAATCATAAATCACGAAGGCACTGAAACTACATTGACGGCAGGGGATGATTATTACTTACAAGGTGATACCCTTGTTTTTAATAGCCTATACGCTTACGAAAATCCATTTGAAAGGATGCGATTAAAAGTAGTATATGTAGCAGGCTATACTTCTATACCTAATGGCATTACGCTTGGTATAAAAAAAGCAGTTCTATCTAGCTATGAAGATAGACAAGATTTAGTAGAAGGTGGTGTTAGTGAACTACCTAATGGTTCTAAATCGCATTTCAAAAAGTACGCTAAACTAATCTGATGAATGAAAACAAAAAACAGACAAGCGAATGTAGGTTTAATGAAGCAAAGACTGACAATCCAGTATTACAGTCTTGCTTCCGATGGAATGGGTGGTAACACTCAAACATGGAACACGCTTGCTACTGTTTGGGGTAATGTTAGTGCTTTTTCTGGTAGTGAATCTTATGAAGTAGGTGGACTAAAAGGTAAAGTAAAATATAAGATTGTTACACGCTATCGTGATGATTTTGTAAGCCTTGGTTACAGTAAAGCTACCTATGACTATCTTTTAAGGGTTCAATATGATGGGCGTACATTTAATGTTGAATATGCTCAAGATAAGGGCGAACAACATTCTTACACAGAACTAATAGCCGTGGAAGAAGTCGATGCTTAGAACAGAAATATCAAAAAAAGAATTAGATAATGTTATTGGCAAGATAGAATTGCTTAGCAAAAAGATGCGTCAAGATGTAGAAACTACAATAAATAAACACGCACTTAGAATTGAAAGCGATGCTAAAAGTAGATGTGTAGTGGATACGGGCAGGCTTAGAAGTTCTATCAAAACTGAAAAATTTGGTGAATTAGGCAGACAAGTTTACACCAATGTTGAATATGCACCTTTTGTAGAATTTGGAACTAAAGGAAAAGTAGAAACTAAAATAGTAGGCGTAGATTATTCTGATGTTGCTATAAAGTTTAAAAGGTCAAGCAGTACTGTCGGTGGTGTTAGACCAAGACCTTTTTTATTTCCTGCTTTTGAAACAGAAAGACCTAGAATTATACAATCTTTAAAAAATTTAGTCGATGGCAAAAGATAGCACAACAGAATTACAAGTAGCGTACTATACATTACTAAATACAAATGTAACACTAAGTGGTAGTCCAGTGCCCATTTATGACGAAGTTCCTGCTAATGGTACATACCCACACATACAGTTCAATGATACTACACTAACTGATAATTCTACCAAGACTACATTCATGGATAATGTAACATTTTCTTTAAGTGTAGTAGATAGGTTTAGTTTAGACAATGGTAGTCGTGCTAATCTTAATAACGTAGTCAATCAAGTAAAAGAAATCATTAGGGCAAGACCCGTACCTTTTGACTTAACTAACTTTAATGTAATAAGTTCAGTAGTAGATAACGATATTTCCAGAAAAGAAAAGACTAGCACATACACTTATTTCATACGTGAATTAAGATTTAGGCACATCATAGAAGAAAAATAACTGCTATATCAATATTGCTACAAATTTTTTATCTTTTACAAAGTTTAACTTAAATCAAACATGATAAAACTATGGCGGCAATAAACGGAACACTAATATTATTTAAGGTTGATGTTGATGGTGGAACACCTGCAACTTTAGGTGCTACTACTTCTGCAACTTTAAATATAGAAATGGATTTACCCGATGCTTCATCAAAGGATTCAGCAGGATGGGCAGACCATATACAAGGGCAAAAATCTTGGTCTATTGATGTAGATGGGATTGCAAACTTTATATCTACAACTGGTACAGTAGAACAACTAGGTAATTACATACTTAATAGAAATACTGTTGATGTTGAATTTATACCAAATGAATCAGCAGGTGATTTAGTAGCAGGTACTTATGTAAAATATACTGGCGAAGCTTCTTGTGCATCTGTTAGTTTTGTAGCAGGAATGGAAGAT